AAGAACGACGCATGTTTACATACTTGTTTGCAGTTCCATCTTGCTTTAATGTACGAGCACCCATCACAGAAAGTCCAGCACCAGGAATTTGGCGGATTGGATTTACTGGAGATGTGCTTGCATTCATTGTGTCTAACTCTGTAGATGTAAAAGATCTTTCTACTGAAACAATTCCTAGTACTGGAGTTGCGATACCAGCAGGTGCTTTAAACACACCACGGCTTGCATCGGTTGATAGGTATAGACCTACAACAGCACCAGCAGGTTCGATCTTACGAAGTGCTCCAGAACTACGTCCTAGTGGATCAGAGATGTAGACATTTGGGAAGTAAACAGCAGCATTGCTTGTGTCTGCCAGAGACCCAGCAAAAGAAACAGCATTTGCTACTGTTAGATCTGGATCAGTTCCAAGAACAACAAAGCCGTTGTTTTCTTCTGCCCAAGATGTTGCAGCATCAATTACTCCAACAGTTCCAGATGCAAGTGCATTTACAGCAGGTAGGAACAAAACTAATGGACGATCAAAAGAGGTAAGTCTTTCAAACACAGAATCCGAAGTTCCTTTGTAAGCAGTGTAATCGGTTGCAGCAGTAGCGGTTCCATTAGAACCACTTGTTAGTGGATAAGTGGCTGCGACAGGGTCTGTTCCAGATAAACCGTTTGCTAAAACTTCAATTTCAATATTTGGTGAAACAAGATTAATTACTGTTTCAGCAAAATCGCTAGAAGTTGCGTCATCAAATACTATATTTTCATATCTCTCTAATAGTACATCATCAGAAATGTCATTAGCAACACCTGATTCTTTATACAGTGTCAGAGTAAAGGTGCCTGATACAGAACCTGCAGTAACAACAACTCTTAAGTTGTTACCATCTGTCCCTGCATTTTTAGATGTAACAGTTGCAATTTGTGCAGAGCCATTAATAATGTTTCTTGATGCAGCAACAGCGTCAGCGGCAAGTAGGCGTTGAACATATAGTTCACGTCCACCGTTAGAAAAGAATGAGCCAACTTGGAAGGTGGCTGGGTAGGTTGCGTTGTAACCTCCAAAGTACTTGGTAAATTCATACCAAGAAGTAACAAGCGTTACTGTTTCTGGGCCTTGTGCAAAAGGTGCAACAACTGCGCCAGCAGCATTTGCAGTAACTCCACTTGGAAGTACTGGTGGTAATAGGCGTTCACTGATGTAAACACCTGGGCGGCTATAAGCCATTTTTTCTCCTAACTAGTTTGGGGGAGGGACCTTATGGTGCCGATTGAGTGTACGAATCGATGGTAGTGAACTGAGAGCGATCTATGATCTGACTTCCAGTTGTACCTGTGACGTTAACTTGCAACACTTTGTACATCTGTTTGTATGTCTCAGCCGCAATCTCACTTGAGACACGGACTGTTATTGCATTTACGAATAATCTTCGTCCTTGCTCTGTAATGTCTCTCTTAGAGATATCCAGAACATCTAAGCGGCGAGTAGTGCCGAACACAGTGTTTGGTCCTGTATCTAGGACAGCAAACCTCAAGGGAAGTTTTGAGTAAAGTAATTGCGAAAGAATTTGACGGTCATGACGTGGTTGACGAGAGTAGGTAGTAACTTGATAATCAATGTTTACAGGTATTGGGTAGTTAATTTCCCAGTCATGCTCATCAGTATCCCAAGCAGTGTTGGTTCCAATAACAGATGGATTAGTTAAGTACGCTGGCTTTACCTTGCCTCTCATGGCACGGGAAAAATCTTCGGCAATATCAATCATGTCAATTGTGATGTATGGATAAGACTGTGCTCTAATTTCTTGATCAGGTTGTCCAAACCAGACTCCTACCTTTCGGGTAGTTCCTGGAGTGGCAGTTCCACCTGATGCAACACTAGCAATGTTGGCATTGGTCTTTTCATATTTAAAAGTAGTCTCACTTGGTATTAAAGTAATGTTGTAAGTGCCATTAAACGGGGTAGATGCTCCAGCAATAGTTACAGTATCTCCCACCTCAAACTCATGCGGTGCTGATGTTGTAATTGTAACTACGTTAGACAGTAATGCCTTATTAGTAATTGTTTTGACGGTAGCAGAGGAAGCCTTCTGATCTGTTACTGTCATCTCCTTTAAGAGATTACGAAGTGCTTCATCTTCATCTAATAAGAATGTCATAGGTAGCCATCCATGTGGCGCATAGTACGAGCCATCAAGAACTTCTCAGCCTCATGCTGACGGTTATTAAACCGACGCATTGCAGCAGTTGGGTTTCTATCTGGAGTTCCATACTCAAGGTTTAAAATCTCTGCCTTGTGATCTGGGTTGCCATGAATAGTAAAGGCGCCATCAGAGTGACGAACATGCAGATTCCGCACAATGTTATCTGGCCAGCCAGATGCTCTAGCCTCTGATCGTAGGTGAGCACCCATGTAGCGAGTGGTTTCCATACTGGCTTTGTTTAAAGATTCTCTGGCTTTTTTAAAGTATGTCACTTCTTTTTCTTCGCCTTCGCCTTTGCTTTTGCACCAACGTAGACAGCCCCTGCAAGATAGGCTGCGGTTGTACCTGCAATTAGCGATGCGATAGCGGGACGTTTTTCTTGAGGGCGGAATCCAAACACACCCCGAATAAACTCTTCACGTTCTTGCTGATTGTTCATTTCAGCAACTTGTTCGTACCAAGGCTTATAAGCCATAATAAATAACCCCTTTATCGCAACCAGTGGGAACTGTAGTCAGGCACCGCAGCGGTGTTCTGATAAAGCAAGGATATAAGAAAGGCCCTCTAATTGAGGGCCTAACTTTTGTTTTTTATACTACTTTTTTCTTCTTCTTTTTAAGCGCCTTAAAATCTGCGCCAGTAATTTTCTCTACAGGCTTCGCTGCTCCTGCAATCTTCTTCTGCTTAGGGCTTAGTGACTTCTTCATTTTTTGTCCTTCTTCTTAGAGTCTTTTTTCTTTGTCTTAGCATACTTCTTATTAGCAGCGGCCAGAGTCTTCATGCCATGCTTGTTCTTAGGCATCCCACAGCCACAGGTAGCACACATTACTTCTTGTCCTTCTTCTTAGCCATCTTGATGTCATTCTTTTTAATCTTACCTTTATTTGGACCCTTGCCGTACTTTGGGTGAGACTTGTCTCTGATACCGCATCCGCATGTGGAACACATGGTCTTTCTCCTGTCTATCTATATTTTGCTGCTTTTGCAGCAATCTTTTTTGGTTGTTTTACAAACTGCTTACCAGCCTTATTGCCTTTTGCTTTGGCACGATTGGTAGCAGCCTTTTCTGAAGGAGAAAGAGAGTCCCACGCCTTATCTGGCAGGTAACGCTTCTTGCCTTTAGATTCTGACCCATCAGATGTGCGCCACTTTTGTTGTGACCACTTTTTCAAGGACTGCTGTGATTTTGCAAGGGCCATTCTAGTTCTTGTACCCTCCGCCTGACTTCTTGTACTCAGATGCAAGTAGTTGAGCCTTACGTGCTGACCACTCTCCAGGATCTCCGCCCTTAGTGCCAGCCTTAATTTTTTTAAATAGAGCCTTACGTTTTCCTGGTTTTGTATAGTTACCAGCCTCATTAACTTTAGACTTTGGTTTCTTAGCAGCCATTACTTTGCTTTCTCTTTCTTAGGAGTCTTAACTTTACCAGCAGGAACACAATTGGGGACTTTCTTTCCGTTCTTCATTTTAAAACCTTTTTGAACGTAGCCATCCCAACAAGGTCCTTGCTTTGCCATTATCGTCCCTGACTTCTGTGAGGATTGTTTTTGTGCCAACTCTTTACCGCTTTGACACCCTGCTTAACTGTTTTAGATCCACCTTTTTTGGTTAGGTTTATCTTATCCCACTTCCCTTGATTTCCAGCGTGATCTACAATTACGTCGCCTTTTTTATTCTTCTTAACAACGTGCTCAGTACCGCCAGCCTTTAAAGTCTTTGGCTTCTCGTCTTTCTTCTTATCTGCCATCAGGTCACCGATTTCTTGTGCTTGTAACGGATAGGGGCTCTAGGTCTTCTCACTATGCCGCCCTTCTTTCTCTTTAACTTTGCGCCACCAGACTCATACTTGCTCTCAGTGACATTTGTTTGAATATTCTTTTGAGGCTGCTTACCAGCCCTTGCGCCAATTCCTCTACGTCGTCTTGGCATTACTTACTCTTTTTCTTCTTTGACATTCCCGCTTCGCTCATTGCAATCGCAACCGCCTGCTTCTTTGATTTAACAACTGGGCCTTTACCAGGACCCTTCTTACCGCTATGAAGTTTGCCTTCTTTGTATTCCTTCATAACCTTTTCAACTTTACCCTTAGCCTTTTTAGTTGCCATCATCTTCCTCTTCTACTTGGTCATCTAATTCTACTGTATCAAACTCAAAGAGGGATGGGTCTAATAACTCCTCAAAATTTCCCACGATTAATTTGCGTAGGTTTGGAACTGAGGATCGTTGACTAACTCCTCCTGGCTTACTAGGTTACAGTCAATAGTTACTACTGAGTAACGTTCGGCGTATCTTCCACGAGGTAGGACTCTGGTAGGAATAAATACTTCATCCTGGAATACGACACGGTCCTTGATGTGCTGGTTTGGGTCTGTAATCATTGCAGGGAGTAATCTGTTTATATCTGCTACAGATACAACAAGACGGAGGGTATCTACTACGTAGAATCCTCGTTCATTCATTATGTTTGTACCACGCATTAATTGCGCCAAAATTACGGGCAGATCAAAAGGCTCATTCCATCTACGACCTTTAGCAGGATCTTGATTTGATACGTCGTAGATTGGATCTACGTAATTTCCGTAATCTGCAGCAAGGGCCGCAT